ACAGCCCCATAAGAGACCGCGGAGAAGACCGCGGAGGAGACCGCGAAGGAGACCGCGGAGAAGACCGCGGAGAAGACCGCGGAGGGGCTGCCGAGCTATTCAAGGATTAGCTCTAGGGAGTGATAGTGATATCAACGACGAGATTCGCTTTAGGAGTCCAAAGTTTGAAACCGCAAAGAGCGTGGGTGACCACTTCCATACCGGTTTTCAAACTTACCGCTTTCTCTTCAAAACGTATGCCTCTCGGAGAAGCGTAAGTAGCGACTCCTTTAACACCGAAAACCCTGTGTCCACTATTCGCGAAAGTGCGAGTGCCGATATCTCCGTTAACGAAAACTCCCGGGCGGGTAACGTAGATGTCAACTCCCATATAGGAAGTCATAAACCCATTTTTCAGAGCCGCGTCGGCGAACGAAAATCCACTCGCCACCTGCTTCTGAATAAGTCCCGGAATATCCCCGGCTTCAAGGACTATAAAAAGTCCTTTGTAAGCGTCGGCGTATCCAGCCACTTTGGCAATCAGTTGGGAAAAAATAATAGGAATGTTGTCGGCCGAAAATCCTCCGGCAGGAGTGCTGTATGACTCTCCGGCGTCATCAGTTAAAGAGTTGAGGACAAACCGGTCAATCTTGTCAGCCACAGCGAACATTTGTTCGTTCGTCCGATTAGCGAAAAGATTGAAATTAGTCAGAATCTCCTCAAAATCGTGAATATGTTCGGCAGCGATTATCTGGTTGTCAACATTAAGAATGTCATCAGTGGTTTGATAGTCCGCAACAGTATAATTGCCAGTGATCGCGCCCATAGTGGCCACTGGGTCAGAACCAAAAGGATTCAGAATCCTCTTGCTGTCAGAGCGGTCAACTTCGCAGATTGCTTCTGCTATTAAAGCCCGCTTCAAAGATTCTTCAAGAACAGATTGTCGGTATTTGTCGCGATATACTCGTGATGCTATTGTATTAGCCATTTTGGTGAAGTCCAATTTAAGAATTATGTCCACCGATTGAACTCCACCGATTGATTTACTTCTCAAACTGCGCGGCAGCTAACTTCCTAATATCCTCGTCGGATTCGGGAAGTTCGCCCGATTTTCTGGCATTAGCCAAAAGTTCTTTGCCGCTCGGAGTGTGGGTTCCTTTGCGCTTGTTTCCTGTTGAGGTCGCTTGCGCGGTTTCCCGCTCCTCCTTTCGTTCGGAAAGTATTGCCCGAACCACACTTGATTTTAAGGCCTCTTTGACAGAGATTTTTTTGAGTTGAGCGTATGAAATGACCTCCTCAAAATCTTCTTCTGGCACATCGGCTCTAATCAAAGTGATAAGGTCGGACTGGGAAAGTTCGTTTTTAGGAGTGTCTCCTCCATCTTCCCTTTTGCCTTTGAGGGCTTTCTCGGCTTTCTCGGCGCGAATTTTGTAATTCTCCGCCAATTCTTTAGCTTTGGCGTATTCTTCTTCTTTCTTTTTCGCCTCCGCCTCAGAAGCCGCTCTCGCCTCTTCTTCGGCTTTTCGAATGGAAGCTTTTATCTCTTCCAATTCTTCTGGACTTAAGGCGTCCAATTCCTCTTTGGATAAGGCCCCAAAGTCAGCCCAAGTTTTAATTTCCATAGAAGTTTTTTAAGGCGCTACTTCTGCGCCAAGTTAATTATTTCGTTGAATTTTTTCTCCTGTTTTCCAAAAACTTCTCAACGCTGTTTTCATCCATTTCGGCAAGAACTTTCAACTGACCTAACTGATATTCAAGGTGCATAATCAGAGAATTGCGGGCCAAAATATTAACCCGCGCGTCTTCAGGACTCATTTCTCTAACTGGAACGGACATCCAGATGTCTATCATCTCCCCCAGCGGAGCATCGGGGTCAAGTTCGGGAAGAAACACTTTGCGAAGCAATTTCAGCAAGCGGTCATTGCCTTTGAAAGTGTCCCTAATTATCTTAAGCTCTTCTTCGGTAAAGCGCATTTGCTGACCGTGAGATGGTTTTGCGTTTTCCATAACTTTATTTTTTAATTTTCTTTTTTCTCGACTTTCTCGCCGCGCTCAACGCTATCGCGATTATCTGTTTCATCGGCCTTTTTTCTTTTCTTCGCTGATTTGCTTTTTTTAGTTCGCGTATGTTTGCACTTACACTTTTTCCCAGAGGCATCTTCTTGGGGAGGTTCGACGATTAAAGGATTGACCGGAGTTTCTTCCGTTTGTCTTCCTAAAATCTCATCAAACTCTCCCTTTCTTAATTTTTCTTCGTATTTGCGGGGGTTTTGTTTTTTGTAACGTTCAAGCAATTCCAAAGTAAGCATAATGGTTATCCGGGAATCCCCGGAGTTATTTGAGCGAGCGCCCCGACCTCCGGCATAGCCGGCATCCCCACCGGTTGTGGAGAGACGCTCTTAATTTCAAGTGGAGAGATTACTCCACTCTCTTCCAAAATTTTATTGAAAATCATTTTGCCATTCGGATTTTGAAGTATAGCCGGATTGGCGGCAATCGTTTGGAAAAGCGTCGTCAGAGTAGTGAATACTGCCTGCTTGTCTTCGTTCTCTCCAGTAATCTCAACCTCAATCGCGTCGGTGTCCAAATCCTCAAAGTATTCTTTCCAAGTTTTCTTTCCGGGAGAGATAAATCTTTCTCCGCCCATAAGAGCTTCTCTTTCCCTGATTGACCGCTCCAACGCGCTGATAGACGGAAGTTCTCCTGTCCCTGCCATAATTCTCGCCATCAGTTCGTCTTTGAGGTTAATCGGCAGCATTGCTTCGTCATACTTCTCTAATTCCGTTCCTTCAAGCAATAAAGCGATTTCATCGGAATTGTTAAGTTGTTTTTTGAAAAATGGCAAAATGTATTTTCGCAACATTTCTTCAAGTTGAAGACCCTTGTTTTCAAGCATCATCTCAAAAAGAGAGTTCGCTTCGCGGTTTAACATCGCGGCCAAAGAGTAAGGAGTGCCAGAGGGCATAGTTTGTCCAGTAATCGCTTCGTGATAACCACCGATTTCTCTCGCTAACTGCTTCCATTGCATCAGATAGTTAGTAATGTTCGGCAAATCGTGCGATTGGTTATTAACCTGTGTGAGTGGCATATTCTCTTGATGAATCAGGATTTGCCCACTTTCCACGGAGGTTGAAACGTTTCGTCCCAGAAAATTTGGATCTGCCGTCTGAAGAATCATTTTCGAAGCGTAATCCAACTGGTCTTTGATTTGCTTGACCGAATGATTGACCATCCATTGCGGATCAAACAACGACTCCACCGCTCCCACCGAAAGTGTTCTGCCGTCTTCTCTGATTAAATGAGTAAGGAAATACGGGCTTTGTTTTTCTTTGCCGGAATAAAGAGTTAATTCCTTGTCCTCTTTTTTCGTTTTTCCTTTTTTGATAAAAACCACGTGCATCTGCTGACGATAGACCGATTTGTCTTCTTCTTTGTTGGTCAAATAATAAAGCGGAAGATTGCCGTGAAGTTCGTATACGCCGATGTATTCAGTCCGAGAATCTTTTTGTTCGCCCTCTATCGTTTCTCTTGTTTCGTTCCCTGAAACTACTTCCCTTAAAACTTCTTCAACCTTCTCTTCGTTGTAACCGGCTTCTTTTAATTGAGCCGGAGTAAGCCAAAGTTTTTCAATTTGGACGTTATTTTCAAAATCAATCGGGTCGCAAATCAATCTGTCCCAAGCGACCACAGTTGGGATAAGCTCATCGCCTTTCTCCACAAATTTCAAAACTGTTGAGCCGTATTTAGACAACGCGTAGCCCCAATCATTAAGAAACTTTCCGAATTCTTGTTTTCGCATCCAATCCCTCAACATCAATGTGGCGACAAACGATTTGAACCAGTTTTTCTTTTTTGTCGCCTTGAAACGTATATTTTTTCGGTCAATGTCGGTCGCTTTCCACCAGACGTTCACCGCCGCTTTAACGATGTTGAAGAACGGCTTCTCCCGCCCCAAAGAATCAACCGGTCCGGAAATGTGCTGCGAATTAAGATACGCGTCTATCATCGCTATTTTCTCTGCGTGGTCGTGAGAAGCGTATTTGCCGAGTTTAATCGGTCTTCCCGATTGAAGATTCCGCTCGGCTCTTTTCACTATTTGGTAAATTGTTTCCATTATCGTGTTGATTTAATCAGATTTTGTTCCGCTTGTTTGAAAATGATTTCTTGTTTTCTCGCCAGGTCGGCGTCAATTCTTTGGCCGGAGAATGAATGAATCGCGTATCGGATGGCATCCATTAAGTGGTCGTTCTCCTTGACCGGTTCTTCTTTATTTTTTTCTTGGTCGTAATGGTAGGAATTAAACTCATCAATGGTATTTCGGCAGGAATTGAAAACAAAGAATCTATTTTCCCGAATTAACTGCTGAATAGTTGAGATTCCATTTTTGATATTTTTATTCGTTTCGCCGATATAGAATCCGCGCCTTTTCAATTCCTCAATTCTGTCGGGTTCGGCCGGGTCGCAATACCAACGATTGACTTTATAAATTTCTTTGAATCTCGCCATAGCATCTCCTATCTCCGCCGTAGTTTTTTCGGTCAGATACCATTCGTCAATTAAATACCAGGCATTATCTTCTCTTTTGAGAATCGCTATGGCCGCTGGATTGCGAAATCCAAAGTCCACTCCGCCAATGACCATATCAACCTTATTGAGTTCTTTCGGAGAGATTATCTGACTGATAGGCAAATCGTAAACCAGACCCTCCATTTTCGTGAACTTACCCTCATAGCGTCTTGAAAATTCTTTCGGAGACAATCTGATTTTTTCTTTGTCATAAAAATCCTTTGAAAAATAAGGGTTATCCACGCTTCGCCAGCTGAATACCGCGTAATCATTATCCTTCTTGTCCTGCCAAACTTTATAGAAATCTTCAAAGAGCCAGTTAATCGTGTAAGGAGTAGTCGTAATCAATATCTGTCCACCGGTAGTAGCCACTCTTCCTCTTGCTACTATCCAGGCCAGACGGTTCATCATTCCGGCTTCGTCCATCCATATCCAATCAAGTGTCATTCCTTCAAGTCCAAGCGGTTCATCCGCCGAACGAATAAAAATCTTTTTGTTTCCCAAATCTATAATACCCTGCTGCTGTTTATAGAATTTTCTAAAAACCGGAAAAAGATTAAAAAAAGTTTCCAATGTCGCCTGATTGAGAATCTTGTAAGTCGGAGCGACTATCAACCCATTTCCATTTTTGTTTCCGATTTTATCCGCCGACCAGGCGCTTCCGAGAATCGTCTTTCCTCCGCGACTACCAGCAATAGTGGCAATGAATTGATTGCGGCAATTAAACGCTTCCCACTGCTGGCTGAACAGTTTGACCTTGAACTCCTCCGTCATCTTTTTGGATTGTTATTTTTATTTCTCCGCCTAAATCCAAATTAGTTTTCGGCATTCCTTCTTTTCGTTCAATCCTTTTCTTGACTGCGTCCCAGATAATCGGATTGAGTGGCTGTTCGGTCGCAAGCATCCGACACCAGAGATACCAAGCGCGCTGATATGCTTCTTCTTTTTCTTTCTCAAAATTTTTCAAAAATAAATTCCACGAAATATAATCATCGCTTTTTTCTTCGGATGCTTTTTTAATTTCTTCTTCTATTTTTTTTCTTCGCATAGAATCTTCCTTAATTATAATAAAAGCACACTTTTAAAAAGCGTGCTTCAATTATCCATAATTTTTTGCGATTTTTGCCTTATTTTTGCTTTATTTCATTCAATTACCACCAAAAATTCTATCCAACGGCAAAGTTATATTTTGCCCCTTTCGGCTGAACTCATCTTCGTCAATCTCTGAAAAATCCACCAAAGTTGCCGTGGAGTGATTGTGATCCCCCAGCGGCTCGCGCAGTAAATCGCCAAACTTGTATGCCTGACTTTTCCTGTTCGCGTGGTGAAACGAGGGTCGGTATAAGCCAACCGCCACAAATCCTGCATCTGTCCTTCTGTCAATCCGTAATTTTTAATTTTTGGGCCGCGTTTAGCCATATTAAAACATAAAAATAAAATTCAATTCTCATTCAATCTCATTTAGTTTTTCATTAGTTTTTCATATGCCTTTATTTTTAATTATTATTTATTATTTTCCAACATCTCCACGGCTTGACGATAGAAAGCGAGATTAGTTTTTATTTTTCTTTTACGGGCTTCTCGCAGATACTCCAAACGGGTTTTACCCATTTTTTCGTCAATCTTATGAAGTGTTTCCGGGTCGTGGCGGGAGTGCCAATAACAATGGCAATTAAAACATAGAGGACAGCCATTCGCTAAATCGTATCGTAAAGCATTGCTTAAACTTTTTTCAATATAGTGGTGAATGACTTCTGCTTTCCGACCGCAGACGAAGCATCTCGGATTATTTTTCAGTCCGACAAGTTGAAAAAGTTTGTCGGCTTTGTTTCGCAAAGTTTTTTTAAGGTCGCGCTTCATTTTTGATAAATCGGCTTGATTTTCGGCGCGCTATC